GCTATTGCACTAGACGCTCAGAAGCACCCAGAAGAAGTAGTCTTCTACACGCCGTGAGGTAGCTATGGCTCAACAATTACAAAGTATTAATCTTGTTGCACCAGCCTTCAAAGGAATCAATACAGAAGATTCCCCACTGGCTCAAGACCCTTCGTTTGCTGACATTGCTGACAACGCAGTGATTGACAAGCGTGGTCGTATTGCGTCACGTAAAGGCTACAGTGTTATTACAACAGACAAGACTGAACTAGGCTCTGCAAAGATCAGAGCAATCAAAGAGTTTGAAGACAACGCTGGCAACACTAAAGTCTTCTCTGTAGGTAACAATAAGATCCTTAGCGGTACTACAACACTTGTTGATGAAACACCTGTGTCAGTTACGATTACTTCTGACAACTGGAAGATGGTTAACTTCAACGACAAGATTTACTTCTTTCAGCGCAGTAATGAACCATTAGTCTATGACGCTACAGGAGGCTCTGTAGTCAAGCTGAGTAGCGTTTCTGGTGCTGCTGGTGTTACTAGTGCTATGTACGGTAATGAGGTTCTAGCGGCTTATGGAAGGCTCTGGACAGCAGATGTAAACAACGACAAGTCTACTGTCTATTGGTCTGACTTGTTAATAGGCCATGATTGGTCTGGTGGTACTAGCGGAAGCATTGACGTATCTAAGGTTTGGCCTGACGGGTACGACGAGATTGTAGCGTTAGCAGCACACAACGGTCTGCTAATTATCTTCGGTAAGCACAGTATTGTTGTGTACCAAGGAGCAGAAGCACCAGCAACAATGTCACTGGCTGACACGGTAGCAGGCGTAGGTTGTGTTGATCGTGACACTGTGCAGTACACTGGTACAGATGTGTTGTTCTTGCTAAAGACATCATTGGTTTGCTCCAGAACGAAACTGAGTTTTACCGTTCAGTATACAGCCCAGAAGAAGGTTTCTACCTGTTAACTTTTGTTGCTCAAGACACAACCTTCTGCTTCGACGTTCGAGGCACATTAGAGAATGGTGCTTACCGTGTAACACGTTGGCCCGGCACTGGTTTTACAGCTTACGGTAGACAGAACGACGGTACGCTCTTGATTGGTAACGGTGAAGGCATTGGTGAGTACAGCGGCTACAGAGATAACGGAAGTAAGTACCGATTTAAGTACTACAGCCCCGGTCTGACCTTTGGTGACCCATCAAGACTAAAGATACTTAAGAAGCTACGTCCTACGATTGTTGGTGCTAACAGTGCCATCATGTTTCTTAAGTGGGCGTATGACTTTGGCACTTTCTTTCAAACCGCAGAGTTTACAGTAGGTAATCAGGTAACAGGTTACTTTAACGAAAGTGAGTACAACAGTACAGCAGAGTTTACAGGTGGTGATCTTACGTCACGCCGTGGCATAAACACTACCGGAGGCGGTGGAGTTATAACAATTGGGTTGGAAGCAGACATAGACGGTTCAGGTTTGTCTCTCCAAGAGATTAACGTATTAGCACTAATGGGTAAAGTACTATGAGTAACTATACAAAGACCACTGACTTTGCCGCTAAAGACAGTCTACCTTCTGGGGACAGCGGTAAAATCATTAAGGGCGCTGAGTTTGAGACAGAGTTTGACGCTATCTCAACGTCTATCGCTACGAAGGCAAACACTGCTTCGCCTACTTTTACAGGCACAGTGACAATTCCTGCATTGACTTTTACAGGTACGCTGTCTACAGGAACAATTGACGGAGGTACGTACTAATGTCAGATGAATTAGCAAGACTTTTGGGTATAGGAGGCATTGCTGCTGCAGGTGGTCTTCTTACAGGAGCAGCCTATCAACGCCTTGGTGATATAGGTGAAAGAGCACGTACAGAAGCAGGTGACCTAGCTAGAACACAGCTTGAACAAACACAGTTTAGGCCCTTTACTGTTACTACAGGCACTGGCGGTGTACTTCAGACAACTCCTGAGGGTGGTCTAGGCGTCACACTTTCACCACAAGAGCAGGCTGTATCTCAACAATTGATGGGCCAAGCAGGTCAGATGTTTGGACAGCCTGTTGCAGGACAAGCGCAGTTAACTCAGGCGGGACTTGGTGCTCTTGGTGCAGGTCAACAACTAATGGGTCAGCCTACATTTGGCATGGCTCCTACTCAAGCTGCATCACAACAAGCCTTTGGCCTTGGTGGTCAATTCATGGGCGCTGCTGGACAGCAACCTGCAGACATAAACCTCCTTAGGGGACAGTTTGCAGGAGAAGTAGGCGGACTCATGGGTCAACAGCCTAGTGCTGCTGTAGGACAACTTGGTCAACAAGCGTTAGGCTTAGGAGGCGCCGGTTTAGCCGGAGGCGCTCCTGACGTAACTCAGACGTTTGCTGGAGTACAAGCTCCCGGTGTTAGAACTGCTGCAGGAGACCTTGCTTCTAGAGGGTTAGGTTTAGGTATGGCAGGTCTTGAAACTGCTGCTCCTTCTGACGTAGAAGCCTTACGTCAACAGTACGGTGGACTTGCCGGACAAGCGGCACAGCAAGTGTTGCAACCTACTGGTGCACGAGAAGCGGAAGTCTTTGAGCGTATACGTGCTACACAGCGTCCTGAAGAGGAACGCCAACGTCTTGCTTTGGAACAACGCTTGGCAGCACAGGGACGCTTAGGTACACGTTCAGCAGCCTACGGCGGTGCTACGCCTGAACAACTTGCTATGGCTACAGCACAAGAAGAAGCACGTAATAGGGCTTCATTGTCAGCCTTACAACAGGCCCAAGCAGAACGTAGACAGTCTCTTGGTGAAGCACAGGCTCTTGGTGGTATGTTTACACAACAGGCAGGCTTGTCAAGCCAGTTGCAGTCTCAAGCACAACAACGGGCTTCACAACTGTCACAACTTGGGTTGTCCGCAGAGCGTGTTCAGGCACAGCTTGAGTCGGAAGGTTTTGGACGTGAAATGCAGTTGGCAGGAGCAGGGCTACAGGCGCAACAAGCGCAGTCTGCTTTGGAGTCTCAAGCACAACAAAGAGCTACACAGCTTGCACAGCTTGGGCTGTCTGCAGAACAAATTCAGTCACGTTTGCAAACAGAGGGCCTTGGGAGGGCTACTACTGCTGCTGGTCAAGCTGCTCAATTGGCACAAGTTGCTGGTGGGCTTCAGGCTCAACAAGCAGGCCTTGGTGCACAGTTTGCAGGCTTAGGTGCAAACCTAGCAGGACAACAGCAGGCTCTGGACGCCGCAAGACAACAACAGGCTCTACAGGCGCTGACTGCAGGTCAAAGCTTACTAGGCGGAGGCCTTGGTTTACAACAGTTGCAACAACAGTTAGGCACAGGTGCTCTTGGCGCTGCTTACATGCCGCAAGCTCAGGCACTCAACGTACTACAAGCGGGTATGCCTGCAGCAGAGTTGGCTCAACGTGCTCAGTTACAGGGCGCTGGTTTGTTCGGTCAGGCAGAAATGGGCGGACTACAAGCACTACTTGGTTCAGGTCTTGGACAGGCAGAACTATTTGGTCAACTTGGTACAGGACTGTTGTCTGGTCTAGCTACTCCAAATCAATCAGGCGGAAGCAGTATTGTAGACGCAATTGTAGACTACATAGGAAGTTGAGGATAACATAATGGCTACTTATTCACAAAGTTTTTTAAGTGCTTTAACAAGGCCGGGCTTTGCTCAAAACTTGGGAATGTTGGGGCGACAAATTGGTCAAATCCCCGGACAAGTACAGCAGCAACAAATGCTGGAAGAACAACGTACAAAATTGGCTGGTTTTGATCCCAACACTGTAGAAGGTCTTCAGGGTTTAGCTCAGTACTACCAGTCTCAAGGCGACCTACAAAATGCAGCTAAACTTGCTACTGCTGCTAGGGACTTAGCAACTCAGGAAGCAAACGCACAGGCTTTAGCTAATAGAAAGGCTCAGGTCAAAACTCAAGCTGAAAACTTAGGTCTTGACAGTGTAGCAGCTCAGATTGAAAACGTAACTGACACTAAGGAACTTGGTGACATTGTAGGCACTATGATTGACTATCGACTCAAGAACATGCCTACTCAAACACCTGCCCAACGTAAGCAGTTAGCTAGACAACGTGGTATCAGTGACAAACTGTTTAATGAACTAGGTTTAGCCCAAGCCCCTGACCAAGTGTTTAACGACGTACTCACAGGCCAGCGTGGTGGTGACATTGAGTTCTTCTTGAAGGACGGTAAAGTACTACCTTTTCGTACAGAAGGGGGACAGGTTTACGACAGAGAGAACAACACATGGGTCTCTGCTCAACAAATGGGTCTACGTAAACCGCCGCCTGAAGTACAAAAGATTGAAAACATCGGTGGTACAATGGCTGAAAAGATCATGGGCGAAGGCGTTAGTCGAATGTCAGACGGCCTTGATGCTGCAAACAAAGCTGTAACCAGTATTGAGTCTATTGATACGTCTTTAGAAAACATTGACAACATGTATACAGGCTATGGTGCTACGTTTAGAATGGACGTTGCTAGAGCAGCACGTGTAGCAGGTATTGACATATCAGACGCAGACCAAATCGAAAACACAGAGCAGTACGCTTCACTAGCAGGCGCACGTGTTGCTGACTACATTACCAACTTGGGTGCTGGTACAGGTTTGTCAGATGCGGACAGAGAGTTTGCACAAAAAGTAGTAGCAGGGCAGATTGAAATGAGTCCTGAAACTATGCGTAGACTGTTGACTACTATTAGGAAGCAAAACGTACGTACAATTAACCAATACAACACCCTTAGAAGTACTGTAGAAGGTAAGCTAACAGGTAAAGAAAAGGCAGCTATGGCTTTCTACCCTCTGGTTGACATGCCTCCAGAAAGAGTGGAACCTGAGGTTGACGACACTGATTTGACTACAGGGTCAACAGTAACAGTAGGCGGCGTTCAATACATAGTGGACTGATAATATGAAGACAGCAACTGATCCAACAACAGGTAAAAAAGTATACTGGGACGGACAACAGTGGTTGCCTCTTAAGACCGCCACTAACCCACAAACAGGAGCACAGGTAGGTATTGCAGGAGGACAAACGTTTCCTTTAAGCACTCCTACTACTGCTCCTCCTTCTGCACTTCGTGGGTTTGAACCTGAGATGGCTGCACGAGAAACCCTCAGAGGAGAACTAGAGCAGTTTGGTCCTGAGGTGTCTCGTAGAGCACAAAACGTCATGGGAGATGACCCAAGCCTTCTACGGCAACTTTATCAGGCACCGGAGTTAGCCCTCATTGGAGGCTCTCAAGCAGCTAGAGCAGGCGGTGCAACACTGGCTACCTATATTAGCTCTTGGATTCCTAATGCAGTTAAGGAAGGAGCAGAAGCAGTTTATGACAGTATTAAAGACACTGGACCTTTTCGACTAGCGGCTCAGGCAGCTTCTTTGGGTGACGCAGGCTATCAAGCGTTTAAACAACGTATGCCCGAAGCCGCAGAACGCTTTGAGTCTGCTGTGGACGTTGGCCTTTTGTTCAGCCCTAGACCCGACATACCTAGACTAGACGTAGCCAAAAGGGGTGCAAAAAAGGAAGCCACAAGGCTCGTAAGAGAAAACAAGAAGGACGGTGTTACGCTTCTGTTGGAGCCTGTGACACCGGAGATGCGAGACGTGTTTGAAGAAAAAGGTGTCCTACGTACAAAAACGTGGGAGCCTAGTGACTTTGACAACTTGGTTATTGACACAGTTACCGACATAAAGGGCGTAAAGCCAAACCGTTCGTACACCTATAATTACCGTCAAGTACAGAAAGAAGTAGCAGGAGCTAAGGAAGCTACTGACAAAATGATCGTGGCTCAAAACAAAGCTATTGATTCTGACAAGTTTCTAGAGGACATGCAGGGGGCTGTCAACGAAGTCCTCAAAGACGACATTGTTCGTATAGCAACAGGGGACATACAGAAGCAACTTGCTGATTTGTCAGAGATTGTGCTTGAGTCCGTGCAGACTAGAGGTTCAGACCTAGTGGGTGTGCTAGAGGTTCGACGCAAGTTTGATGACCTAATCAACAACTTTGATGGAACACCTAATGCTAAGTCTATTGCTGCTCGTAAGATCCGTGGCGTACTAAATGACACGCTCAAGGCCAACACCCGTGGAGACAAGCTTCACAACCTGTTGACTAAACAGTTCCACGGTATCACAGCTATGGAAGATATGTTACCTAAGCGTAACGCAGAGGCTAGAGACGTAGTTAGTCGTGCAGTACGTAACTTACAGTCTGTAGACCTTTTGCCTAACACTGTCTTAGCTCTTAGTGCAACAGGTACTACAGCCTTGGGTCTTGCTGGTGGTGCTATACCTGCTTTAGGTGCTGGTGCTTTAGGTGCCACAACGTACCTTACGATACAGACCCTTAAGCCACGCAATGCAGCAAGAATTTATGCGTCCATGCTTTCTGCTATTGACAAAGCAATTCCTCTTACCAAAGGCACTGCCCTGAAAGAACTAGAGATGGACAGAATTCTTATTGTTGATCTCATTGACCAAACTCGTGAAGAGATTAAGGAAGAAGAGAGTGAGTGATTTTCAGAAGAAACGAGAAGAGTACTTAGCAATACGTAGAGGGGCTTCTAGGGTAGGGTCTACGGCACAAACCTACAGACAACAAGCTGCTTCTGCTTTTCTTAATCCTGCTGTTGAAGACCCCTTTGGTTCTGCTCCTGTTCGCGTAGAACGAATGAGGGGAGGCCCTAATGCTTTTGGTCCTGTGGAAACAACCACAGTTGACGCTATGGCTCCTCTTAACTTTGTCGCTGAAGAAGCATTGACTCCTGCCAGCTACATTCCCTTGGGCGGTCTGGGGATGGCGCGTAGAGGCTCTCAGATTACACGGGAGGCTTTGCCTGACCTAAATAGATTGAAAGAAGGCTCTGGCTTGTTTTTAAGTTCTGCGCCAAACTACATTAAA